TATTGCAGCCGGGGACGGCGACGAGAAAAAAGCACCTGACAATTCAGCGAGCGGCAGCGGTCGCGCCGGTGATCGGCGCGGTCTTGCCGGTTGAGAAAACTCCTGTGCCTGCCTGACGGCGGGCAAAAAATAAAGTCGGCGAGGGCCGACAATGGGCTGGTATATCAGCGTTAAGTTAAGGGACAGGCCACCGGGAGAGGTGGAAGCCCAGAAGGGACAGGCCAAAAGGTTGGCCGGACAGGAAAGAGAATGTTGTTGAGCGGAAGCAAGGCCCGCCCTTGCTTCCGGTAATCAGCAATCAGCACAAAGCGCAGGCTGGGTCAAGGGAAAGGGTGGAGATTTCCGGCAGGAAATACGACCCGGCCTTGACACAGACGGAGCGGGTGCTATGGGGAGGGGTGAGGTTGTGGGCCTGTATTACCGAGAACAAAAGCATATCTGCGGCAAGGACTACGACACAGCCCCATACATGGAGGTCGATCTATACCCTGTATCAGCCAAGAAGCATAAGGCGTCACGCCGGGCAAAGAAAAAAGAAGCATCCTCTCTGGCACAGCAGACCTACAACGACAAACGGGCCAAGCGATACCATGTGCAGCTCGTCAACACCAACTTCGGAAAAGGGGATTTCTCCTGGACTGGGACATACGACGACGATCATCTGCCGGAGCCGGGGGACACACACAGGGCCGACCTGGATTTTACGAACTACATCAAGCGGCTTTACCGGTGGTGTGACAGGAACGGAGTGCAGCGCCCCAAGTGGGTGGCGGCGACGGAGTACACCACGATCACGGAGGACGGGAAAGTTTGTGGTCGCCATCATCACCACGCGATCATCCAGCACACGGAGGGCTTGACCAGGGATGTGTTGGAAGAACTGTGGAGCGTAAACGGGAAAAGAATAGGCTTGACGCGCGGGGAATACCTGGATGTTGACCATGGCAGCGTGGAAAGTCTTGTGCGATACATCAGCAAGAACAAGCGGTGCGCCCGGAGCTGGAGACAGAGCCGGGGCCTGGAGAAACCAAAGACACCTCCGCCCAATGACAGCAAGTGGAGCCGCCGGAAGCTGGACGAGGCCAGCACCCTGTACATAGACGACACGGAATTTTGGGAGAAGAAGTATCCGGGGTACACCCTGAACCGGGTGGAAACCAAAGTGAGCGACGGGGGTATGCGCCACACAATCGTGATCTTGCGCCGTGCCGAATGCTGGCATGGGCGTGGGAATATCAAACAGACGAGGAGGAGACCTGTATGACAAACAAGGAACGGTTCAAGGAAATTTTCATATCCCAGGTGACGAGGCCAGGGGCGGCAGACCTGCTGGCCTGGCTTGGAACCACGGACTTTTTCGAGGCACCGGCCAGCACACGCTTTCACGGGGCATACCCCGGCGGGCTGGTGGAACACAGCCTGAATGTATATTATGCCCTGCTCGGACAGTCTACCATCCGGGAGTACGGCGGGGAGAGTGTCGCCGTCGTGGCGCTGCTGCATGATGTCTGCAAAACCGGCTATTACCGCAGGGAGCGGGACGGAAAGTACAGCGTGAAAGACCGGCTGCCGATGGGGCATGGGGAAAAGTCTGTGTATCTGGTGATGAAGTTCATGGACTTGACCGACGAGGAGGCTCTTGCTATCCGCTGGCACATGGGGGCTTATGACGATGCTTTCCGGGGCGGGAGCCGGGCGCTGAACGAAGCACAGGACAAATGCGCCCTTGTGCTGGCCCTGCACCACGCTGATATGCAGGCGACACAGGAAGAAAAACGGCGGGAGGGCATTTTGTGATGGCGTTCCGTCTGGAGCTGTCCGACCTGCCGCCGCGCTACCGGGCGCAGGCGGAAGCGCAGCTCGCCAAGGGAAGAAAAAAGCGGAGCGACCCGCTGGCGGAGGCGGCACGGGCCGCGAAGATCACCGGCAAGGAGTTTGACAGCCTGGGCGAGTATGAATATTACATCGGCACCGTGGCCCCAAAGGTGGCGCGGGGTGAGATCGTGGAGTGGGAGGCCCACCCATGCTTTCCCCTGTTCCCGGCGGGACAATACGGGGCTTTGAAGCTGCGCCCGGTTCGGTATACTGCGGACTTCCGGTTGGTTTATGCAGACGGAACCGTGGAGATCGTGGAGATCAAGAGCAAGTTTGTCCGGCGGATGCAGCGGGATTATGCCCTGCGGCGGGTATTCCTGGAACAGGTGGCCCGCCCGGCTGGATGGAAATTCATGGAGATCATAACAGCGGATAGCAAAGAGGAAATTGACCGATGGACAGAACTGACTAAGGGGGCAAAGTAGCGATGGACGAGAAGCAGAAACCCGTGTGCGGGCTGTGCCAGCGGCACCAAAAGCTGGAGACCGTGGACGGGATGGCCTTTTGGATTGAGTGGGACGAAAACGGCAGGCCGCGCCTGTGCATGGACAGCACGACCACAGGTGGCGGGCTGAATGTGCTTTGTGTGCAGTTCTGCCCCATCTGCGGGCGGAGATGTGAAAACATTGTGGAAATGGAGGAAAACCATGGGGAAGCATAAAAGAAAGCCACCTGTTTTCGCCGGGAATGTGGCCCGGCAGGCCCAGACGCGGTATCTGCGCACCAAGAAGCCGGAAAGCGAGCGGGTACAGGAAAACCGGGAGGCGGCAGGCCATGTGATCTGTTTGTGCTTCATGGTGGCGCTGAATGACCGGTACGGCATTGGAGAGGGCCGCTTGCAGAGAGTGACGGACGCGGCCAATGGGGAGCTGGAGCGCTTTGCAATCAACCAGAGGGCCGTGGGTATGGAGCGGGCAAAGAAACTGCTCAACGAGACGCTGGCGGGCTTGTACGACGGGAATTTTGTGCTGCCCATCACGAAGCCACCCAAAAAAGCAAGAGACTGGGCCATGCTGGGAGAACAGCGGGAAGCGGCGGAGATCGTGGTCAAGTGCTACGCACTGGGCACACACAAGGCGCTGGGCTTTGGCCGGGAGCGCCTGGAGGAGACGATCAAAGCCACGGAAGCTGTGTTCCGGGAGTTTGGAGAGTGGGCAAAGGGCGGGGACTACTTCGGGTACGCCATGCTGGCAAGACGGCTGACGGAAATTCTCGGTGAGCCGGTGGAAGTGGACGAAAGCAAGGCTGACGAGCCGATTTTCAGCAGAACGCTGGACTGAGGGTGTTAGAGGGAGACGGCGAACAGAAAGCTGGGAACGGGAGGCGACGATGCAGTTTGAGAGCGTGAAACACATAGCCCAGTATTACAAGGCCATTCCGGGTATGCTGCGCTTGTTACAGCAGGAGCGGGAGGAGCTGGAGGGCAATTACTATGGGCTGCGTGGGCTGGCGTATGACGGGACGCCGCACAGCTCGTCGCCGGGGAAACCGACGGAAGAAGCGGGCCTGCGGGCGCTGGAAAGCGGTGTGGGCGACCGGCTGGCAGAGATCAAGGCGAACGAGATGGTTTTGAGCGCGGACGCAGCGGCCATCCGGGGCTGCCTGGACGCCGTAAACGGTAGGTACAAGCAGGTGATCTTGATGCGCTATGTGCGTGGTTACAGTTGGGCAAAAACGGGTGTCAGAATGAACGCACCGGACAGCACCGTGAGAAACTGGCACGAGCGGGCTATGGAGCGTTTTGGCGAGGCCCTGGAGGAACTGCCGGGGGCGGCGGAGCTGGCCGCCCGCGCCGCGCGCGCGCGTACATAATAAGCGCCGAAAAATTTTGTGCGGGGAGCAGGATGATTTTGGGGCTGTGTCTGCCGCCCACCGGGACGGATTTTCGCAGGGGCGAGCCGCCGGAAACCAGCCCTAAAGGAAGTTTTCTGAACCGACTATATGCGCGGCGTGTTCAAGTTTCCACAAAGCGGGGAAAGGCTGTGGAAAAACAATTTGCGAATGGAGGAAAAGCCCGTGGGTTTTGTGAGAACGATAGCGGGAAGCGTGGGTAGGTACTTAGCTCGGCGGCGGCGGATACGGGCGCTGCGGAGCCGGTATAGATACCTGTACAGGAGCGGGAAAAGATGAAAGAACCCCGGCGGGCCGTTTTGTTACGGTCTGCCGGGGTTTTGTTTCGATTTTTGAGGTTTTGATAACGCTTTTTCCATTCTGATAACGGTGTCAGGGTTCCGGGGGTTCGTCTGGCGTATTGAGTTCGAGGGGCTGGCCCTCCCGCTTCATGCGCTCAATACAAGCCTGTATCACATAGCCCTGGACGCTCTGATCGGCGGCCTTGGCGGCGGCACGGATGGCTGCGCCGATGGACTTGATCGGGCGGACGCTGATATAGTCGCACTTGGCGTTATAACGGTCGTTGCCGCGCCGCCTGTATTCTGGAACTGGCATAGGTCATTCCTCCTCCTGGGGTTCGTTATAGCCCGTCAGGTCGATCATGGTGATCTCCGGGGGCTGCGGGGTGAGTTTGTAATAGCGCCCGTTTTCGTAGTGCTGGTCGGTTACGCCGTCGAACCAGGTAATATCTCCATGCTGAGCCTGGGCGGCCTCCATGCTTTGCCGCGCCTGCTGCTCGGTCAGGCCGTCAAAGGTGAGGCGCTGGCCGTCGGCAAACTGAGCCACAAGGCGGAACGCCGGGAAAATCTGCTGTGTGTTGTCCATGGGGTGCCTCCTGTCTTGTTGCATTATAACACGAAATAGTGCGCAGGTCTATTCAAACTCGGATAAATGCTGGAAAAGGGCCTGTTCAATCCCGCGGCGCTGGCACTCGCCGGTGCGGTCAAGCTGTATGCTGCCGTCTTGACCGGCGGAAATGGTGCAGCCGCACTTCCAGATATACATGGCCTGCGTGATGATGTCCAAAGTCAGATAATCGCAGAGGGCGAGATCATAGGGGGTAACAGAGGAACTGGAGCCGCCATTGAATAGATTGTGAGCGGAGCGGATGGCTGTAAATTGACTGTCAGACAGTTCCGCCCGGCGGGCGACGGACAAAATACCGGGGAAACTGATACCGTCGGGGCAAATTTTGCGTCGGGCGATGTCACACAGCGTTTTGTCGGCGGAAAGGATATAGACGGCGGCCATGTATCCGCCGTCCCGCTGGCGAGCGGGGGCGGAGCTGGCGGCCAGGGATATGAGTTCACAGTAGCGGGCATAGTGGTTCTTGTGGTCAATCATTGGGATACCTCCTGTTCGTTTGGCTCGTAGTAGGCCAAGACTTCACCGGTCACGCTGTCGTGGCGGCTGATGATGGTATAGCCGAACTGTGCAAGATCGTCGCGGGCAGCCTGGAGGACGGCGGCCTGATATTCCGGGCCGCGCTGTGCAAAGCGGTCGGGCTTTGTGTAGCGGCGGCGGAAGTCCTCAACAGAGGATGCGGGAACCTGGTATTTTTTGAACTTTTCATACAGAATTGACATGGGGCAATCTCCTTCAATTCTCTGCTGAGCTGTCGCCCATGGGGACAACGCGCCATTCTTCGGGGCGAGTTTTGGCGGAACGGATTGCTTCAAGGGGTTCCCTGCTCTCGCAGATGGCGGCCTGTTTCCAACGGTAGCTTTGGCAGGTTCGATTTTTAGTCTGCTCCTCACGGACGATATGAAGCTGCTTGTATTCCAGAACATACATATTTGCGGCCTTTCTGCCCTTTACCCTGGGCGGCGGGTTTTGTATGGGGTGCCGTCGCTTTGTGCCGGTGCGGCGGCTCCAAGGTGTCCGGGTATCATTTTCGTGGGGTCACGAAAATGGTTGTCAATCAAGGCCAAGGGCGCGGCGGGCGGCCTGCTCTGCGTTGGGTGTCAACTGCCGCTGCCATGCGCTGTATCGGGGAGACCAGCGGAAGCCGTTGGATTTGAGTGCGGCGCGGGTCTCCTCGTCGGGCTTTTCGTCAAAGAGGATTTGGAGCCGGTCGGCCTCCAGGTTGCGGACGATCTCGCCGCCGTCAAATTTGGTGTTTTCGGCGGGCTGTGCCTGCTGGGCGGTACGGGCGTCCAGCTCGGCAAGGCGGGCCTCCACCCGCTTGATCTTGCCCCGCAGGCTGGAAAGCTCATAGTCGGGCATGGGCTTTTGCGCCCAGGAATAGGCGCTTTGGATGGCGGCGTCATTTTGGGCGGCGGTTTCATCGCTCATACCAGGGAAGCCCTTCAAGGTCTTGTGCTTGCGGTAGTAGGCGTTCATGGCCTTGCCGGTGTCCAACCTGTTTTGTAACTGCTGGAGCTGATCGGTGAGCATTTCACGGGCGTGGGGGTCGGCCAGATCGACGGGGCCGGAGCCGACGGTTTTGATTTTGTGCAAGATGGCCTCGATCTCTTTGTACTCCTGCCACAAGCTGTCCTCGCGGGCGTTCTGGCGCTGCTTTTTCTTCACCGGGAAGTTAGAGCCGCCGGAAACAAGGATACTGGGACAGCTTGCGCCGTTGCGGTTGTAGTCGTTCGTCCACTGGGCGAGGCGGCGGGCGTAGCGGTCAAGTAGGGCGTCCAGCTTGCCGTGGTAATAGGGACTTGTGGCGGCCTTGCAGCGCTCAACCAGGGCGGCGGCTTTGTCCACGCTGGCCCGGTATTCGTTTGTGGCGCGGCCTGCGGGGTAGTCTCGCATGGACATCATCTCGTGCGCCCGGCGGGCCGTCTCCTCGTCGATGGGGTAATATTTGACGGCGGGGGCTTTCTGGGCTTGCTCCTGGGGCTGTGCGTCGTTGTGGCCGGTGGCGTCAATGATCTCGTCCAGATCGGCGGTCAATAGGCTTTGCTGTTCGTACATGGCTTTCCTCCTTGGTTTTGGGTGGTGGGGTTATTGGTCGGCTTCCTTGGCCGCCTCCGGGGTGCCGGAATAGTTGTAATCAAGCCCGTGCTGCTCCATGAGATCGGAAACCGCCTGACCCGTCAGGCCGGAGAAGCAAAGGGTCTCGTCAACAACCGTTGCCCCCAGCGTGGCGGCAAGGTCGGACAGGCTGCCGAAGTGGTTCAGGACTGCGGCATAGATTTTGGGTTGCGGCATGGTAGAAACCTCCCTGTTTTGGATTTGGGTTTTGGCCCATGAGCGCCCCCGCCCTGGTGGGAGCGAGGCCGGGCTTGCACCGGCGGCGCGTTTGCGTCGGCCTTGCGGGCTTACAGTTTTAGAAGCCGCCGGGCGGTGTCCTCGTCGATGTAGTTTGACCATCCGGCACGGTGAAGCTCCTCGGCGGCTTGGGAAAGGGTGATCGTGCCGTTCTGGACATCCTCGCGCAGACTATCCAGAATATTTTTGATGGGGAACGGCTCTTTGCGCATGGTATCAGCTCCTTTTTGGGGTTTGTGGTTTGGCCTTGTGGCCTGGGGCCGGGTCGCTTTGTCCGGTGCGGCCCGCTAAGGTGTCCGGGGTCCGTGTCAGGCGACGCGGACATAATAGGCGGATTTTTTGCTGCTCCACTTGGCCCCGGCGGCCTTGATCGCGTCGGCGTGGCGCTCGGTGTCTCCGGCCAGCCACACCACCGGCGCGGCGGTCTGTGCGCCCTTGATGGTGGTGGTGACGCCTGCCAGATCGGAAAAGCGGGCGGCAATCAGTTCGGCGGCGGTTTTGGGTTCGGGCTGCTCGGCGGCGGGCGCGGCCTGCTGGGCTTCCAGCTCGGCAATTTTGTTAGTGGCCCGGTTAAGATCGCCGCGCACGGCGGAAAGCTCGTTTTGTGCCTGGGCCAGCTCGGCGCGGAGTTTGTCGGCCTCGGCGGTGGCGTCGTTGTCGCACTCGGCAAAGTATGCCTTGACGGCCCGGGCGGCCTTGGGTTCGGGTTTGATCGGCAGAACCAGGGCCAGGGGTTCGCCGCCCACATAGGCAACGGCGGCGGAGATCGCGCCGGTGGCCCGGAGCGTTGCGGAGGGGGTGAGCGCCGCAATAAATTTTGCGTTGTAGAACGACGCCACACCGGCGGCGGGGTTGTAGTAGCTGGCGGCAGGGGCCTTGCCTGCCTGGAGGGTCAGTGGGCAGCGCTCCAGGGCGGGGGCGTTGGCGGTCTGCTCCACGGTCTCGTTAAACAGCTTGACCAGATCAAAGCCGTTATCCGCGGCCTTTTCGCCGTTCTGCATGGTGTAGTTACCGGCCTCGCAGCAGGTCACGGGCTGGACGATGGCGGCATACTCCGGGGGGTTCATCTTGTAGGCGATAAAGCCGTTGGTAACATAGATCGCGCCGTCGTCGGTCACGCGGCAGATAATGCGCTCGGAGCCTTTCAGGGCCTTTGCGGCCTCGTTGGTGTAGTTGCCCATGTACTTTTTCATGCTGATAACCTCCAGATCATCTATTTTTTTCTTGTGTGGCCCGGTGTCGGGCTGGGGTCGGGTCGCTTTGTCCGGTGCGGCCCGCTAAGGTGTCCGGCGGCTGGGTCAGCGCTTGGATTTTTCAACCTGCAAGGCGTTGAACAGGTGGGACTTTGCCATATAGAAATGGGGGTCGGTCTCGGGGGCGTCCTGCCCGGCAGCGGCGGCGGCTTCCTTGGCGGCCTTGCCGGGCTTGTCGGTGTACTTCCAGAGGTTGCACACCAGGGCGGCGTGCTGGCCCTTTTTCACGCTGTACCCCATGCGCTTCCACTCCGCGAAAGTGTGGAAAGTGTCAGCGGCCAGCATGGCATGAAACACGGCGTCGGGGGTCTCGTCGCTGCCCTCAGCAACGGTGATTTTCACGCCCGCCCGGCGGGCGGCGATCTGCTCGGCGGTGTAGGTGGCGGCGACCAGCTCGGCAAGCTGGGCGGGGGTAAAGCTGGCGCGGACGGTCTCGAAGATGATCTCGTTGTTTGTCATGGTGTTTTTCCTTTCCGGCTCGTTGGCCTGTTCACTGTTGCGTGTCGTTCTGTGCTTTCAGCATACACTGTTGCGTGCCGTTTTGTCAAGCACTTTTTCGCAATTTTTTTCGGGGGCTGGGGGTTCCCCCTACGGGGGAAATTTTTTTGAACCGCCACGCCGGGGCGTTGATTTTCCTCGACGGCGGTGGTAGAATACAAGCGGCAGGGCGGCGGCGAACTCGCAGCCCGTGCCGTGGTTGAGAGCGTCGGGCCGTGCCTTGGTGGGGTGGCCCGGCGCTTTACTTGTTCAGCAGATCGCGGAGCCGCTGGCGGAACTCGTCAAGGTCTTTGCACTCGCTGGCGAGTAGCAAGAGCCGGAGCCGTTCGGCCTCCCGTGCCTGCTGTACAAGCAATTCGCTTGCTGTTGGCGTGGTCATGTTCACCTCCCCTTTCTGGTCGCCTGGGCCGTGGTGGCCCTGGGTGGTTCGCTGGGCGGCGGACCGTGTGGCCTCCGCTTGCCTCGGATGATAGCGGCATTTTTTCGGGCCGTCAATAGGGCCAAAACCGTTCCCCCGTCCCCCTTTAGGGGGGACTGGGGAAGTTTTTTTGCACAAATTTCCGGGGTGATTTTTTGTGGAAAATGCTGTGTTTGGGGGATTATAGGGGGCGTATATATCCAGGCTATCAAGATACCAGACCGGGCGCATAAAACCCTCCGCCGGGCGGCTGGGCATGATCGGCGGCAGAACGGCGGCGGGCAGGAACCGGGGCAGGACGGGCGGCAGATCAGCGGGAGACGGCGGCGGCAGATCGGGCCGGGGGGTGGCATGGTGTGAGCCGGAACCGTGGGCGGCAGATCGTCGCCGTGGTGGCTGCGTCCTATGCGGGCGCGGGCGGTGGGGCGCACTCATGCAGGCCCAGGGGCAGTGCAAGCCGCCAGCAGGCAGAGGGGCAGCAGAAGCAGCAACCAGGAGCCGCCAGCCGGGAGACCGGACAGCAACCACCGCACCAGGCAGGGACAGCGCACCACCAGCGGGAGCGGAACAGGCAGCCAACGCCAGCACCAACGCCAGCGGCCAGGCCGAAGATCACACCAAACGCGCCCGCGCCCTCGCCCGCCCGCGCGAAGTCGGAACGCCCGCGCCTGCGAAAGGTACTGCTGGGCCGCAGGCCAAGCCTTGCGGGTTCGGAAGCGCAAAATTTTTTTAGGTAAGGGGTCAAAAAATCGCTTCCCTGGGGCCGGGCCGGGAAATAGTCAGGGGGTCAAAAATGCGACAAGGAGCCATCTGGTGCAAGAGTGAGAATAAAAAATGAAGCGCCATGCAAAAGCACGGCGCTTCATTTTTCGTTTTCAGTGGTAAGCCATTCCATTGTAACACCAAGGGCGTGAGCAAATATCTTCAATTCAAAGTCGGCAACCAACCGCTTACCGGTCTCTATGCGGCTGATCGCCATTTGACCCATCTGCAAACCACTGAGCTGCATTTTAATTGCAAGCTCCTCTTGTGTGAGGCCAGCGTTCAGCCGCCATTGTCTTATTCGCTCTCCAGATATATTGCACTTCTTCCCATCGAGGGTATAGAGCCGCACACTGCCACCACCTTTCTGATGTGCTTAATCATCTTTCGCATATTGACGATACCACCTTGTTGCGATATGCTTATAAAAAAGATGATTAAACATTGAATTTATTTTATGAAAGGGCGTGGGTGTATGCCGTTCCGCTTCCATAAGACGATTAAGATTGCACCGGGGGTTAAATTTAATTTTAACAAGAAAAGCGCCAGCATGAGCTTTGGAGGGAAACACGCTGGATTTACGATAAGCCCATCAACGGGCGCGCACATTCGGGCATCGGCGTATGGTACTGGGCTATCATACAGAAAGAAGGTGGGCGGGCAGAAAAAGCGGCGCGTCAACAACGGGACGGCGGAACAAAGGAGACTGTTGCATGATGTGCGGGAGCTGGAAGATACACTGGAACTGCTGCAAGCCGAAGAAGAACTGGACGCGGCCCTGGATGCCAAAATGGCACCGATTGGGGGAAATGCGCGAAAAGAGAAAACGCAGGCTCAAGAACCTTGCAGACCAGAGACATCCGGTGCCGTGAGAATGGATGCTATCGTTGGAGGAATAATGAGCGCACTGGGGCTTGGGTTCCTGGGTTGGATTTTCTATAATTGGGTAATTGTGCGCTATGCCATTTATGGGCTTATCCTATTTCGGGTGGGGAGATGCGTGTGGAGCATCATCAAGGCAGAAACCATAGCAGAGGAAAATGCACGGCATAACATGAAGCTCAAAAATAGAAGTGGCCGTGCGGAAAATATTTTAGGGAGTTAGCAACTTTCGCAGGTTTTCTGTGTTAATATCATAGTGTGCAATAAAGCCCGTGGCGGAAACGCTGCGGGCTTTGCCGTTGGATGCGCCCTGCGCAAGCCGAAGCCCTGCGTACCTACGCGGGGTATTTTTGTAGGCTGCGCCGGGGCGCACGATCATTTGGAGGTGTGAAATGCCGAAGCGGAGCGAAAAGCGCGACACCGCCAAGGCTGAATACATCGCCCGAAAAGCGAGGGGCGAGGAAGTAAGCCTGCGGGAGCTGGCAAAAGAGCAAGGCGTGGGCTATCAAACGCTGCGTAACTGGAAAGCGGCGGACAAGTGGGACGAGGCGCTGCCCAAAAGAAAGCGGGGCGGCCAGCCGGGGAACCGGAATAGCGCCGGGAAACAGAACGCTGCGGGGAGCCATCCGGGCGCACCGGTCGGGAACAAGAATGCGGAGAAGGACGGAGCGTACAGCGCCGTCTTTTTTGATATGCTGACGGACTGCGAGCGGGAGCTTGTGGAGCAAACGCCGCTGAAAAGCAAAGAGGCCCTGGAGCATGAAATGAAAATCCTGAAATTCCGGGAACACAAGATACTGGCGAAGATCGCCGAGTATGAAAGCGCCCCGGAAGATAGTCTGTATATCTCCAGCCTGATGGACATGAGAGTGCCGGGCGGGCGGGGAAAGGACAAAAAGGACGGGGCTGTGCAGAGCATAGGAATGTACAGCAAGGACAGCGCATTTA